CGAAAGCAGGCCGCCTTTTTTGTTGGACGGCTGAGGGGCGCCGTCGCGTCGACAGACGAGCGCGTCCGGGTCATCGGCTGGCGCCTGCAGGCTGTAGCCGTCCGGGCAGGCCGTTCCGTCCCGGCCGTCCTTGCCCGCCGGCCCCGGCTCGCCCTGGGGTCCGGTCTCGCCCTGCTGGCCCTGCGGCCCCTGGGGTCCTGGTGGCCCCGTCGGGCCGACTGCTCCGGGACTCCCCGCAGTACCCGGCTGTCCGACGCTCCCGGACTTCCCGGTCGTCCCTGGCGAGCCTGACGGGCCGGGCGACCCAGACGGGCCCGGGTCGCCCTTCGGCCCCGGCGGCCCCGGGATGGGGACAGGGACCTGGGCGCGGGCGGTGAGCGAGGGGACAGCCTTGGCGGGATCCGGCGCAACGGGGGTGCCCCCCTTCGCCTTGACCTGCTGACGTAGTGCCCGGACGTCTCCGGCGAGCGTGGATACGGCGGTGCCGCGCAAGTCGGCCTCGTCGGCGAGCCCGTTGGCGCGCGTCGCTTCGGCCTGGACACGCACATAGACCAGGAGCACAGCGCCCGTGAGCGCCAGCAGGAACGCGAGGAGACCTATCGGCTTCCAGCGTCGGGCCAGCACCCGTTCGGTGCGCGTCACGGCGTACCTCCCAGCGTCTGCACCAGCAGCTTCAGGCGCGCCGTCTCCGCCCGCTCCGTGGCGAGCTCCAGGCGTAGCGCTGCCACCTCGGTGCTCAGTTCCTTGCGCTCCTCCTGGAGCTGGTCCGTGAGGCTGTTGAAGCCGTTCACCGCGTTGCCCTCCCTTTGGGCGCGCCCCGAGATCCGGGATCCGTACATGGCTGCCGCCCCCGCCACGATGGCGCTGCCGATCACCCCGAGGGCTGTGACGAGGGCGGCGTCCATGCCACCTCCAAGACGCTCGCACTGTGCAGGGTCAGACGCTGGCCGCGGTCGACGCCGAATTCTTCGCGCCGACGACGCGCGCAAACAGGCCCTTCACGAGGGAGCCCGCGGCGGCGATCCCGGCCACACCGACGGTCTGCCAGAACGAGGCGGAGAACATGCTTGCCGGGCCGGCCGCGAGAGCGACGCCTCCGGCTGCGGTGAGGAACGTCCAGATGACGCGCTCGGCGAGGTCGATGGCGTAGGTCTGCGCGGTCTTCACGACGGTCTGCACGTTGGGCAGAGAGGAGCTGGACATGGCGGTTCCCTTCAGGGTCAGACGGTGGGGACGTGGAGCTTGGCCCATGAGGTGGGCCCGGGGATGCCGTCGGCGCTGCTGCCGGTGTAGCCGAGCTTGCGCTGCCAGGCCGCGTAGGAGCGTTCGTCGCCGGAGCCCCACACGTCCTGGTTGGCGGTGGACTGGTACCGGTTGCAGCCCTCGGCGACGAGCCGCTTGTGCATCGCCTCGATGACCGGCGACTTGCGGCCCGTGGTGAAGAACGCGGTGCCCGGGAACGGCTGGTACTTCACGGCCGGAGTGCCCGGCTTGGCCGGGGTGGTGCTGACGAATGTGGGCCACGAGCCGGGGTCCTGGTGGTTGTTCTCGGGGACCTGGCTGTGCCCGTACCATCCGCCGGTCTTCTCCCACACGGACTCGCTGCGGTGCGAGGAGAAGTCCGTCGGGTGGCCCATCGGCCAGGCGTTCGGCACGCCCCAGGAGTGCACCCACGCCTGGAGGTCGGCCCAGCCCTTGCACGGGGTGTCGATGAGGCGCGGGTACACCGTCGTCCCGACGCGGCAGTACGGGAAGAAGAGCGCCTCGATCTGGATGACGCAGCTTCCCGCCCGGTTGGTACGGGTTCCGCCGCTCACGTCGACGACGCTCTTCGACCGGGAGTTCGCGGGCACGAACTGGGTGAAGTGGCCCTCGTAAGGGTCCCAGAGGATGTGGGGGGCGACTCCGGCGCCACCACCCGCGAAATAGGACCGGAGGCTGGTGTACGACACCAGGTCCTGCGGTTTGGCCGCCGTCGCGTTCTTGTCCCACGTGATGTGGGCGATCGCCTTTGCGGGGCCGCCGTCGGTCGCGGCGTGGTCGCCTATGTCGAGCCGGGTCGCGCCCGGCATCCACAGATCGGGCATCAGCTGTCTGCCTCCAGGCATGAAGAAAACCCCGGCCGGATGGCGCGGGGCAGGCGGGTAGTTTGGCGGGTCAGGAGAATTCGGGCTGCGGGTCCAGCAGCACCGCGGAGACAAGCGTCATGAGCTGGCCGCACCGGCCGCACTCGATGGTCACCGTGCCGCCGTTGCTGTAGCAGGGGTTGACCGTGAATTCCCGGCCGCTGTTCACGCAGGCCTCGTTGTCGTCTCGGGCGACGACTGAGTACCACATTGCGGGTTCGAAAATGATGTCGCTCATATGCCGATCACCAGCCAGTTCACGAGTGTGAGCACCGTATTGGTGCGGGTCGCCCATACCGTCAGGCCGTCCGAGGTGACGCCGGTGGCGCTGACGCCGGTGACGACGGTGCCCGGCGCGACCGTCGACGCGGCGGCAAACCCGTAGAAGGTGCTGCCCAGCAGCCCCAGCCCGTTCACGGTCGTCGACGTCGGTGTGTTCGCCGCCGAGGGGGTGATGCTCACCTGCCCGTAGGCGATGTTCGCTGCGGTCAGGACGCCGTACACGTCCGTATCGCACTGGCCGAGCTCAACTTCGTCTTCACCCTGCCGGGCGCCGCTGATCAGCAGCTGCGCGGGTCCGCCGCCCCTCACGGAGGACATGTCCACCATGACCTCCCAGTCGGAGGACAGGACAGATCCTGAGTTGAGCAGTAGGTCGCTGCCTTCGGAACCCACGTCGTAGGAGATCCTGGCCGGGACCGCGCTCACGGTGTCGTCGACGGGCTGGAATTGGAGCTGCCCGCGAGTCAGTGACGCGAACAGCGGCTCGTCGCCCGCAGCCGACACGCCGAGGGTCTGCAGGCCCCCGCCGCCGTCATCGGTAGGCCCAAGCTCGGCGAGAAGGGTCTGTCCGTCGGCGCTGTAGACACGGAGCCGGCCGACCGTGGCGGTGCCCATGCGGCGGGAGGCGCGCATCTCGCGTACCTCGCGTTCCAGGGCCTGGACGCGGCGGGCAAGGCTGGTCGGATCGCTGGGCAGCTGATCGAGCTGCTTGGGCATTTCATTCCTCCACAAGGATCGGGCGGACACGGTCCGCGCCGGCGTCGAGCTCCCAGGCCCAGCAGCGCGCGGTCACGCTGGCGCCTTGCGGGTGCCGGGGTGATTCCTCGACGGCGAGGTGGATGGTGTCGCCGAGCCCCCAGTCCTGGCCGAGGCGGGGCGAGCGGGAGGCAACTGCGTCGAGCGTCCACACCTGTCCGCCCTGTGCCATGAGCGCGAGCGACTGCGCGGCGTGGGCGTCCAGTTGGTCGGGGTCCGTGACGCCGGTTGCCGGGGTGTAGCGGTATTCCCAGCGCGGCCAGCCTGCGGCGATGAGCGCGGTTGCCTCGTGCGGGCTGGACGTGAGACGCGAGGATCCCTCGCCCTCGCCGCGGGCCACGACGGTCGTGGCGCCCTTCCCGTCCTCGTAGGACTCGGTCAGGGTGTACGTCGCGACGCAGCCCGGGAAGTCGAACGTCACGCTCGTGGACGCCTGGACGCCGATCTTGGGGCGAACGCGGAGAGGGAACTCGAAGCCACCGTGGGCCGCGTTCCAGCGGACGTCGATGGTCCATTCCGGGCCGCCGTCCAGCGCCATGACCTCCTGCGCGCAGGACAGGATCGTCTTATCGTCGCCGTCCTGCGTCGTGTAGTCCATGACGACACCGGTGGCGGGGGCGTCGATGATGATCGGCGGCCCGGCGGTGAGAGCAGGCGTGACGAGCGCGGAGACGACGGCGGCCTGGTCGGTCCCGGTGAGGGTCTGTGTGCCGGGGTACCGGCTTGCGAGGTAGCGCTCCAGGGTGGCGGCGCCGAGCTGCACGGTCTGTGCGCCTCCGGCCTCTCTGGTCAGGACTGCACCAGCCCAGAGCGGGGTGTCGGTGGCGGTGTCGACGGCCACGAGCAGGCTGCTGCCCGGCGTGGTCGCCTCGTCCCAGCCTGCTGGGGCGCCGGGCAGGGCGAGGGTGGCTTGCAGGGTGGTGGAGTCGCCGAGCTTGCGCGACAGCGTCCCGGACAGAGCGAGGGCGGGCAGGTCCTCGACAATCCCGCCGGTCCGCAGGTCGCAGCCGTACCAGGCAAGCGTGACCGGATTGGCTGTCATGAGACGACGTAACGCACGCCGTTGAGGCTGAGCCAGGGCGGCCGGATCACCGGGGTGGCGTAGGTGTCGCTGGAGGCTGTGGTCGGGCCGACGATCTGGGTGGTGCCATCGGTCTTGAAGTCCACCTTCACGGACAGGGACGAGCTGGACGATGCGGAGCAGGCGACGGTGATGGACCGCAGGGACGTCGGCCGGTATGCGGCGGCCAGGGCCGCGCTGAGGAAGTTCCCGCTGTTCTGAAGGTTGTTGGAGCTGTAGGTGATGCCGAGGCCTCCGCGCCACTCGACGACTTGGACGCCCTCGATCGTCACGATCCGGTACTGGATGAATCCGTTGCTGTTGCCGTCGTGGGCGTAGCCGGTGGCCAGTGTCGGCTGTGTCCAGCCGGTGGTGAGGACCTTCTGGTAGGTGTCCCAGGTGCTGCCGTTCCAGCGGCGCAGGGTGGTGCCGTCGTCGTAGTACTGCCCGGTGTAGGGGCTGGCCGGTGCGGTCGTGGTGGGGAGGATGCCGCCGGGCGCGACGGTCGACGGGCGGACTGCGAGAGATACGGAGGCGGTGCTGCCGTTGGACACTGACAGGACGGTGATGGTGGCGAGCGGCATGTAGATCTGCGTGCCCGTCGGCGTCGGCGCGACCGGCGACGCCGACGGGGTGCCCGCCAGATACACGATGTCGCCCTTGGCCAGGCCGGATGCGTCGACGCTGTTGTCCCACACCCTCAGATAGACCAAGTCCACCCTGTTCAGGGTGGCGTGCGCCGCCGTGTACGTGCCCGGCGACACCGAGGACGGGAACGCCACCCGGTACACGCCCTGGCCCGAGTAGCCGATCGCCGCGACGCCTGCCGAGCAGTTGATCGTGGTACCGGCCAGCGTCACGGTGAGGCCGGGGTCGCCGGGCCGGGTGCCGGAGCGGGAGCCGAGGGCGGTCCCGTCGGTCATGACCGACATGGCCTCGACGTTGCGGGCCTCCAGGCCCGAGAAGGTGAGGCTGTCGATGGCCCATACGTCTACTGGCATGTCTGCCTCCTCACATCCAGGCCGAGCGCCACGTGGCGGTCAGCATCGCGCTCGCGTTGTAGGTGCCCGACTGGAACTGGTAGATGACCGACGAGCCAGCAGGGATGGCCGGCCAGCCGGACGCGACGGTCATGAACCGGCGGCGGGAAACGCTGCCGTTGAGGATCACGGTGTGCGCGTCGGTGTCGATCGTGAGGACGTCGCCGCTGGCGAGGTCCAGGGAGTAGATGAGCTGTTTCACCGTGCCGTCCGGGTAGAGCGCGGACACGGTCGGCGCGACGACGGGTCCGGCGATCGTCAGCACCGGACGGCTGTCCATGGAGCCGCCGTTGAACGCATTGATCTGACCGGACACCGTCGTCGCCGAGAACGTGATCGGGAACGTCACCGGGAAGGCCAGTCCGCCGGTCGTCGACGGCAGGCCGGTCGTCCCGGACTGCAGGGTCGTGCTGTAGCGGCGTGGATCGCCAGCCGTCACCAGCACGCTGTACGTTGCGACGCGGTCGGTGACGTACTGCGCCAGCACCTTCCCGGACCGTCTGACGACCGCCTGCTTGGGCGTGGCCTCCCACACCGTCAGCGTCGTGTCCGTCAGCGCCGCCGCCGCATACAGCTGTTCCAGCGCGCCCTCGAGCGAGGACCGGGACGGCGCCTCCACCGTCCCCGCCAGGGTGATGGGCCGCGCACCGAGGTAGACGGGCGAGGCCCAGGACCCGTGATCCGACTCCCGGTCCTGGAGCTCGGCCCGCACCTCGGGACTGTCCCAGCCCTCCAGGGACTGCAGGAACCACGCCACCCCCGACGCATCGACCGCGCCGAGGCGCAGCGTGCCGAGGGTGGCCTGCCGGCCGTCGATATCCGTGCCAGGGGTGTAGGCCACCCGTGCCTCCTCTCAGCCGACGAACGTCAAGTGACGTGCGATGTCGGCAGCCTGCTCGGCCGTCGTCTGCTTGGCGCCGTACAGGTTCACCGTGATCTGCCGGGACACCTCGCGGGCCACGGCCGCCGCGGACACGGAGCCGCCCGCATACCGGCCAGCAGGCACCAGCTGGTAGCCCATGCCCGCCGCGGTCTTGGCCAGGAGCGCTCTGGAGCGCGCCGAGCCGTTCCACGGAATCCACGCCTCGCGCACGCCGGCCTCGCCACCGAGGACCATCGTGGGCCGGGAGAGGATCCCGCCGGCAGCCATAGCTTTGCCGCCCTGCGCCACCCACTGCCTGACGAACACCTCCTTGTTCGGTGGAGGGAGCGCCCCGATCTGCGCGGTCATCTTCGGCACCAGGGCCTTGATGGTCGCGGGGTCCAGCCCAGCCGCGATCAGGTCCGCATATCCGCGGCCTGGTCCGCCGCGCAGGGTGGACAACAGGATGAGCGAGTTCGCCAGGTCGTCGCCGGTGAGAGTGTTCTGCGCTTTCCCGACGGCCGCGTTCGCGGAGGCTGCCTGGGTCTTGCTGCCGACCGCCTGGTGGGCGAGGGTCTGGGCGTTTTCGTCTCCCTGCGCGGCGAGCGCGGACGCCAGGTCGCCGAACCCCTCCGCGGCGAGAGTCTGCAAGTCCTTGGCGAACTGCTGGTTCTGCGTGGTTGCCGCGCCGAGCTGCTTGGTGAAGTCCTGCAGCGTGGCTTTCGCGAGCTCCCCGGTCTTTTGCAGCTGCGCCGTGATTTTCTTGAACTGTTTGTCCGAGGCCCCGGCGAGGGCGTTGGCGAGGGCGTAGCCGTCCTCGCCCATGCCCTCCAGCATCGCCTGCAGTTCCTTGCCGCCCCGGGCGCCGATCTTGGTGAGGTTGCCGCGCCACTTCTCCGTCGACGCCACGCTCTTGTTGAGCTGCACCTCGTAGGCGTTGAGGTCGAATCCGGTGGGCGCCTTGGCGCCATTCTTCAGCCCGAGAGCCTTGTCGGCGGCGTTGACGCCCGCGCGCTCCTTGCGGACTGTCGCGTCGGACGCCTTCTTTGCCGACCGCGCCTTGTCGACGCGCTCCTCGGCCGCCCGGAGCTGCGCAGCGGTGTGGTGGCCGTGGCGGACCTTGGACAGGTTCTTCTCGGCGGCGGCGAGGTCGTCGGCCTTCTTCTTGGCGTCCTTCACCGCCGCGTTGAGGTCGTCCCACGCTTTCTTGAGGTCCTCGACGCCCTTGTCGTACCGGCTCTTCGCGTCCGACGGACCGCCGAGCACTGCCTGTCCGGCCGGTGCGTAGGTGAAGCCGCCCAGCAGGCCACCGGAGGCGTACCGCTTGGCGTTGAGCCGGTCGAACATGTTGACGCCGTACTTGCGGACGGCGTCCGCCTTGATGACGTACTCGCCGTTGCTGATCAGCGCCGGAATGCTGTCCGACGTGCCCGTACCTGGGCCCCTGACGGCGCCGCCGAACGGGATGACCTGCACCGCCCCGCCATCGGCGTAGCGGCTGATGAGACCGCCCCGGGCGTTCTTGGTGATGCCCGGGATGCTCGGACCCTCCACCACCTTCTTGTAGTGCTCGGTGGTGTAGACGCCGACGCCGAGGGTCTTGCCCGACATGCCGTTGATCGCGCCCTGGATCGCGCTGATCGCCGCCTTCGGCGGCCCGGTCGGAATGGTGATGGACACCTTCCCGTTCTTCATATGTGTGACCTTGAAGCCCAGGCCCGTGAGGTTGTCCTCCGCCGCCTTGGTCAGGGCATTGACCGTGACGGACTTGCCCTTGGTGCCGCGCAGCTTGGCCTGCACGGCCTCCAGGTCCTTGACCGCGGGCGCAGTGTTCGCCTTGACGTCGGTGGTCTTCGACGGGGGCAGCGTGGCGTAGGCGGCAGCCAGCTTTTCCACGGCGTCCCTGGAAAAGCCCTTCGCCTCCAGATCCTTCTTGAGTAGGCCGATGTCCTTCTCCAGGACCTTCTGCCCCGCCTCCTGGCTGTTCTTCTCGTCAGCGACCGCCACGGCATGTTGCATGGCGGCATCTGCGGCCTCCAGGAAAGCGCCCTTCACCTTCCGACCCTTGTCGGTGGTCACGTCCAGCGAGTGCCCGTTCTTCTTGATCGCGTCGTTGAGGTCAGCCAGGGATTGCTGGAACGAAATCTCCTGCTTGGCCGCGTCGATCGCCGTGCCGTTCAACCCTTTGAGAGCATCGGACAACTTCTCCGCTTCGGACCGCTGGTCCTGCAGCGCCGCGGCGGTGGTCGACGCAGCCCCCGCGAGGACGCCCTGCCCGTGCGCTGCCGTCTTGCCCTGGGTGTCCAGGCCTGCCAACGCGTCGGAGTACTGAGGCAGCAAGCTGAGCAGCTTTTCCTTGCTGGTGCCGTCCTTCTCCGAGGCCGCGGCCAGCTTGTCGAACGATTGCGCGGCCATGTCCGCGTTGCCGCCCTGCGCCAGTTCGGCGAGCGCGGCGTCGACGGCCTTCAGCTTGTCGTGTGCCTCGTCCAGGGGGATCTGGGCCTCCATCAGCCCCTTGGTCAGGTTCAGGGTGAGGCTGTTGACGACGTCCGTGGTGCGGGCGGTCGCGTCTGGGTGGGCGACGCGCTTGACGGCCTCGCCGAACTGGTCCAGGTTGCCGCCCAGGGCCTTCAGGCCCTCACCGCTGATCTTGCCGTGGTTGGCGAGATCAACAAGGGAGTTCGTCATCTTGGCCGTGCTGACGGGCGCGTCCTTGAACTGGTCGCGGACCTGCTGCGTGGCATAGGAGATCAGCTCAAGGCCTGCGACGACCGCGCCGACCTGGCCCATGACACCCAGAATCGTGCGGGTGCGGGCCGCCGTGAGACCCATCTGCGTCAGCGCTGTGCGGGTCGCGGCGATCCGGGGCAGCAGAAGGAGGAAGCCGCTGACCGCGAGGGTGACCGCACCGCCCACTCCGGCGAACAGGGTGACAGCCTTCTGAAGGCCCGGGGGCAGGCTGTTGTAGGCGTTGACGACCTTCGACACCCACTGGACCATCGTCCGCAGGGTGTCGTTGGCGGCAGACCCGCTCTCGATCAGCGCCACTTCAATGGAGCCCCGCAGGTACTGCAGGTCACCGGAGAGGTTGTCCATCTGGATGGCCGCCATCCTTGCGGCGGCGCCGTGGTCGTTGACCTCCTTGGTGTACTTGCGCACCCCATCGGCGCCCAGCTCGTACATGATGCTGGCGCTGCGTACCGCGTCTGATCCGAAGATCGTGGCGAAAGCGGCGTTCCTCGCCTCGGGAGTGAGGCCGCTGAACGACTTCTGCAGGTTGCCGGCCATTTTCGCCAGGCCCACGAACTTGCCCTGCGAGTCATAGGCGGTGAATCCCAGCTTGTCCATCATCGCCTTGGCTTCAGTGGACTGCGGGGTCAGCCGCTGCAGCATCGTCTTCAGCGACGTACCGGCGTCCGAACCGATCAGCGCGTGGTCGGCGAACGCGCTGAGCGCGCCCACGGTGTCTTCGAGAGACAGGCCGGTCTGCTTCGCGAGCAGACCGCCCTGCCGCAGCGCCAGACCCAGACCCTGCACGTCAGCGGCGCTCTTGTTGGCTCCCGCCGAAAGGACATCGGCGATGTGGCCGACATCCTTGCCGTGCAGCCCGAACGTGTTCATGGCCTGGGCGGACAGAGTGGCGGCGTCGGCAAGATCAAGCTGCCCGGAGGCGGCCAGCGCCAGCGAGCCCTTCAGCGCACCGCCGGTGATGTCCGCTACCGAGACGCCGGCACGCGCCAGTTCAGCCTCGGCGTCTGCGGCCTGAGAGGCGGTGTACGCGGTCGACTTGCCCGCGTCGAGGGCCGCCGCGCGCAGCTGCTTCATCTGCGACGTGGACGCCCCCGAGACCGCCCGGACGTTGCTGAGCGCCTTGTCGAACTTGGCTGCCGCGGCTGCCGCGATGGCGAAGCCGGCCAGCATCGCTGTTCCGACCTTGGCCCCGGTTCCGGCCAGCCTGCTGGTTTGGTTGGAGGCGTTTGTCAGGCTGCGGGTGTACTGGTTGATGTCGGCGCGCAGCCGGACAGTGACAGTACGCACGGATCACCTCCGGTCGCGTTCGACGTGTACGTGCAGGCCGTCGGTGTCGCCCTTGCCGTCCTGGTGGGCACGGACCGCTTTTGCTGAGATCGCGCAGGCGTGGCACTTCACGAGGTCCGCCTTGTAGGCGTCCTCGCCGTCCAGGGCAGTGGCTTCGCTCCACCGCTGGCCGCAGTCGGGGCAGGCATCCGCCTCGACGTCCAGCAGGGCGAGCGCCCAGGCGCGGTCCTCGTCCAGCCACAGCGGTTCGCCCTCGGCGACCACGCGGCCCATGAACACGGACCTGGGCACTCCCCAGCTGCGTGCCGCCTCTACTTCTCGCCGATGAGGGAGGCCAGGAGTGCGGAGGCGGCCAGCGAGAAAGGGATGACGTCACTGCTGTTGTGCACATCCCAGGCCGCGTCGAACAGCTTCTTGATCTCGCCCTCGTTGATGACCTCGAACAGGTCGATGACCTGGTCCTCGGTCATCTTCGGCTGGACGCTCGAGGCGGCGACCAGGGCCCGCGGGAAGGAGACCGAGTTGAACGCCTCCTGGTCGTTGTCCGCCGGGTGGGCGGCCAGGAGGTCGGAGTACGCGCGGTCGCCGATGTACCGCAGCGTGAACGGCTCCTCGGCCTCCCGCGCCTGCGCGTGCACCGTCTTGAGCTGGTCGGCGATCGCGCGTCCTGGATGGACGGCGGTGAGATCCGCCGGCTCCCAGTCCTCCGAGACGCGCGACAGCTCGTCCTGCAGGCGCTCCGCCTCGCCGGCCAAGTCGCCCCGGATGCAGACCATGACGGTCTTCTCGCGCGGCCTGGCCTGCTTGAGGATGTCCTCGATGCTCTTGGGCATCAGGCCACCGTCGCCGCGGTCGCCGGAGC